CGCATCAAGGGTCTTGAAGAATATTTTGAAGATGAAAAAGAGATTGTATTTTATGAGCATGGCAACCTAGAAGATCTATCAAATAAGATAGAAAAGTATTTAGCAGATGATGTTGAGCGTGAAAAGATACGTATGGCTGGCCATGAAAGAACAAAGACTGAGCATACATATATAAATAGATGGTCGTCGATTATGAATGAGTTAGGTATAAAATGAAAAGCATAGCAATTACAGGCGCAACTGGACTACTAGGTTCACACCTATCAAACTATTATTTGTCTCTTGGATGGGATGTGTTTGTTTTATTAAAAGATGAACATAGCAGAACTCAGTTATCAGATAAGGTTAATAAAGTATATGGAAGCATTAACAATAAAACAGATATTGATTTCTTTATAGAAAAATCAAGACCAGACTACTTTGTTCATCTTGCAGCACAAACTCAAGCATATGATTCAATTAAATACCCATATAATACTTTTTACACCAACTTGGTTGGAACTCTAAATGTTCTTGAATCTTTAAGAGAATATAAAGAATGCAAGTCAACAATAGTTGCCTCTAGCGATAAAGCCTACGGTGAACTAACTAAGGATGAGTACTTTGAGGATCATATTCTTAATGGTATATATCCATATGATGCATCTAAATCTATTACCGATATCATTTGTAACTCATACAGAAATACATATGATATGCCTGTAATAACTACCCGTGCTTGTAATATTTATGGGCCTGGAGATAACAACATACAAAGATTAGTTCCTGGAGTTGTAAAGGCTCATAAAGATGGCGCATTGTTTACTATCAGAAATGGTGGCAGAGACATTAGAGAATACATTAATGTTAAGGATGTTGTTTTAGCATACGATAAAATCTTGTCTTATGGAGAACACATTAACAACATACCTTCATTTAACATTTCTTCTGGAGAAAGATATTCTACTTTAGAAGTATTTAACATTATACAAGATTCAATTGGACAAAATGTTAGACATGAAATTATTGAAAGCGATGGATTTGAAATTAAAAAACAATTCATGAACTCCTCTCTTTTGCAAGAAAAAACTGGATGGAAGCCAAAGTGCAACATGAAGGATAGCATGAAAGACATAGTTGCTTTTTATATGGAGTCTAAATGAATATAAATTTTGGTTGTGGAAGCATTCAGCCTGCTGATTGGATTAATATAGATCTTGATCCAGAGTTTAATACTCAGCATAAAAACTTAGATTTAATATCAGATAATTCTTGTGACATAATTGTTTGTCATGCAATAATTTGTTGTGTTAAATATCATGATATTGAAAAGGTATTATCAGAATTTTATAGGGTTTTAAAGCCAAACGGAGTTGTAAGAATTAGCCTGCCAGATATAATTTCTGGATTTGAGGCATATAAAAATAATAATATTAACTTTTTCCCTAACTCTGAAGATGATTTAGATAAACGTTTTTCTGCATGGTTAACCTGGTATTCACAATCAGCATCATTGTTAACACCTAAAGCCTTGGCATATAAACTATATGATTCTGGGTTTAGTTCTGTATCAGAAACAGAGTTTAAACTAACAGCATATTCAAATGAAAAAATTTATGAACTTGATACAAGAGAGCATGAGTTTTATTTTATGGAGGCAGAAAAATGACAGAAATGATTAAAACAACTCTTAATGGAGAGTTTGAAATGGTGCTTCCAAAACATCGTGCAGATAGACCAGAATGGCATTCTGATGCTGGTTGGGAAAAGTTACGACTTAAATCAATGCATAATCATATTGGTAGTGGAGATGTTGTTTATTATGTTGGCGCAGAAGAAGGAGAGTTTCCAGCACTTTGTCAAATGTGGGGTGCAGAAATAGTTTTATTTGAACCAAACCCTAAAGTATGGTCACATCTTCCATTGACCTGGACATCTAACAACCTAGAACTTCCAATGGTTTGCATTCCTGGCTTTGCATCAGATAAAGTAAATAATCTTTCACGTATTTATTATAATGAATGGCCTCCAGAGGCTTATGATATTATCGAAACAGCACATGGATTTAAAGAATTATATCTTGAAGGTGATAGTTATGGTCAGATTACTATAAATTCTTGTGTATATGATCATGGTATTAAAGCACCTACCGCCATTTTGTTGGACGTAGAGGGTAGTGAGTGGAGGGTTCTAGGAGGGGCTGAGAGGGTCCTTAAAGAACACAAGCCTAAGATTTGGCTATCTGGACACCCTGAATTTATGCTGCAGCAATGGGATGAATCTTTATATAATCTTAGACAATGGATAAAAGGATTTGGATACAAAGAAACCTTACTTGACTACCAACATGAGGTTCATTTGTTTTATGAGTAGTCTTATCTTTTGTCCACATACAGACGATGCAATTTTTTCATTAGGTGATTATATTATTGACAACCCTGATGACAGTTTCACAATTGCATCAGCATTTGCGGGGATACCAACAGATAAAGTTGGATATAAAAAACACACCCTATTAAGACAAGAACACGATGAAGCATGTGCCATGATAAATGCTAAGGTTATTAATGGAGATCTATTAGATGATGTTTATGGAAAACAAAATGAAGATGATTTAATAGATTGGATAAAATCTATAATTGTAGACTTTGATAACATATACATACCGATTGGAATCTATCATCCAGACCATGTACTATTATCAAACACCTTGTTTAATTTAATGAAAGATTTTGATAAAACATATTTTATTTATTCTGAATTACCATATAGGCTACTATACCCAAACTTACACAAGCATAGACTTAGACAGTTTAAATCAAAACATACTATAGAAAATGTTGGTATTAATTTTACACAACACAAAATTCATGCAATAAAAAAGTATAACTCACAGATAGCCTCTACACAAAATCCTTCTTATATAGATGAAGACTTAATAGGCAAACTTCTTGCACATGAAAAGTTATGGAAGATAGTAAAATGACAAAGGCATATCTACTTTCTTTTAGCGAAAATGATTGTGCTGCAGATAAGTGGGACTATGGCCTGTTAAAAGAAATCTTTACTAAGTATAAGATAGAGCAATTCAAGGTAACTTCTTTGCCACAAGAAGAAAGAGCCATTGTTGTTATTCCTGGACCCCAAAACATTAGACATGAAGAATATATTAATCAAGAAATACAAAATATATCAAGACTTGTTTTGTTTATTAATGGTGACGAAGAAGGTAGGTTTGATATAACCAAGATCAAACATCCTAATGCTGAAATATGGGTTCAATATCCATATGCTAAACATCATAAATTAAATAAACTACCTATTGGTGTACCCCAACATTTAAAAAACTTAGTTCCAGCCTATCCTTCAAAAGATTATGATGTATATTTTAGTGGACAAATAACTCATCAAAGAAGACAGCAGGTAGCAAAGGTTCTACCTACCCTGCCAAATGCCCTTTTTACCCTTACAGCAGGCTTTGCACAGGGAGGAGAGCCTAAAGACTACTATAAGGCCCTAGCCAGCGCTAAGATCGCTCCTGCCCCTGCTGGCGCTGCAACGGTAGATACTTTTAGATTCTTTGAGGCAATTGAAATGCTTTGCTTACCAGTTGGAGATATGATAAACTCAAAGGGTATATATTTAGAGTTTTACAAGGATGTTTTTGGATATGAGCCACCAACATCATATGTTTCTGATTGGTCAGAATTAAATACTTTGGTACCGCAGTTATTAGAAAATTATCCACAAAATATGCACAATATGGTTGCTTGGTGGATCAATTACAAGAGAGATCTAGGAATAAAGATTATGGAGCAGGTAAATGGATAAGAATGATATAACAGTTATTATGGTAACTTCTGTTTTACCAAGCCATCCAGATACAAGAATCCTTGATGAAACTATTAGAGAAATAAGAATGCATCTTCCAGAAAATGAAATAATATTACAGGTTGATGGTCTGCGTGAAGAAAGATTAAACAGAAAAGCAGATTACGATGAATTTAAAAGTCGTATTCTTTGGAAGTGTTTGCATGAATGGAAAAATGTTTTGCCAATTATTTTTGATGAGCACAGCCATCAAACAACAATGATGAAAAAAACAATAGACTTAATCAAAACACCTGTAATGCTTTATGTTGAAGGCGATGCTCCTATTACTGGTGACAAGCATATTGCCTGGGATGAATGCTTAAATATGTTAGAGTTTGGTAAAGCAAACACAATTAGGTTTCACTTTGAAGCATCAATTCCCCCAGATCATAGCCACCTAATGCTTAAGCAAAAAGGTAACTTTTTAAAAACAATTCAATGGAGTCAAAGACCACACTTATCTCGTGTTGATTATTATCGTGATGAGGTATTGCGAGTATCAGATGAAAAAACTTTTATCGAAGATAAATTTCATGGAGTTGTTCAGGACGATGGCTGGATTAAACATAAACTTTGGATATATCATCCAGAAGGAGACATTAAACGTTCTTACCACTTAGATGGTCGTGAAGGTACAAGAAAGTTTACAGACGATGATCAAGCATGGGGATTAACTGAATGAGACTTGGAATAATTGCAAGGTCAGACAATACTGGCCTTGGTAATCAAACAAGAGAACTTGTAAACATGCTTAATCCATCAAAGGTAATGCTTATTAATTCTACTTCCTTTAATAGAAATAAACAGCATCCAGAGTGGTATGAAGGATATGATTGTCAATATGTTCGTGGTTTTCCAAAAGCCTTTGAAATAGACATATTCTTAAAAGGATTAGATGTTGTATTAACTTGTGAAACATTTTACAATAAAGAGTTTATTACTTTGGCAAGAAGAAAAAAAGTAAAAACAATACTACAGTATAACTATGAATTTTTAGAATATCTCCAGCAGCCAGACCTTGCATTGCCAGATATTTTACTTTCGCCAAGTCTTTGGAACCTTGAACATGTAGAAGCATTGTTTGGAAATAAAACAAATGTTATGTATCTGCCACCACCAACAGATCACACACTATTTAACACTGTAAGGAAAAATAATACATCTAAACACCATAACAGAATATTACACATTGGTGGTAAGGCTGCATCTGAAGATAGAAATGGAACTAAGTCTGTTGTTGAAATGCTTAAGCATTCAAAAGGAGATTATGAGGTTGTTATTAAAACACAGACACCTCTTGATTTAAAATGTAACGATCCAAGACTAATAGTTGATACAAATGATGCAGAAAATAGAGAAAGCATGTATGATGGATTTGATGCAATGGTGCTTCCTAGAAGATATGCTGGTCTTTGTTTACCTATGAATGAGGCTTTAATGAGTGGTCTTCCAGTATTTATGACAGACATATCACCAAACAACAGAGTGCTTCCACAAGAGTGGTTGGCAAAGTCTAATAAGATTACTACACTAAGAACAAGAACAATTCTTGATGTTTACTCTGCTGATGCAGAAAACCTTGCACATATTATTGATAATTATATGAAAGCAAAAAATGTTAATCTTGAAAAAGAAAATGCATTTGATATTGCAATGAATAAGTTTTCTGCTAAAAACTTAAAACAAAAGTATCTAGATATTTTAGAGAAATAAAAAAGCGGACCCGAGGGTCCGCCTTCCTATGTAAGATAAACTTACTTCTTGTCTGCTGGCTTCTTTGCAGCCTTCTTCTTAACTACCTTTGCACCCTTTAGTGCTGCTTCAACATCTGCTTCAGCAGGCATACGTCCAAATGCCTTGTCGTTAGGATTGACTGCTCTCAATACTACGGGCACGATGGCTCCAAGTAGTGAGTAGGCAAGTGTCTCTGGATCTGTTACTCCAGATGCATACATTGCCGTTGCTGCTCCAAGAACTGATCGTCCGTATGATGCTAACATATTCTTCATTTTTTCGTTCATTATTCCTCCTAGGATATAACTTTGATTAGTATAGCGTAGCCAGCCCATAGGCCTATAATGCCTGCTACCCCTGCAAAAACAGGTGGTGCTGGAACTGGCAATTTGAATGCAGCAAAAACTAAACCACATCCAAAACCTGTTAGTACTGATAGTACAATGTCTTTCATTTTTCCCCCACTATATATTTTCTATGATGATCTTCACAAAGGTCTACGTATCTTGTTTCTGTCATTGAAAGTATTTTTGCTTCTTCAATGCAATATTCTATCTCACATACCGCATAGTCATATATAATGCTATCTTCAAATTTTTTTGTTTTAAAGTACATTATTCTTTCATTCCATGATCTTGGCTTGGATTTTCTGGATGATCAACTGGTGTTGGTGCGGTACAAAAAGCACCACACTCATTGCATTGCATGTCTAAATGATACATGCCAACCATATATGTGTTTGGATCAAAAGATACTAATGCCCTAAACAGGGTGCCACCACAACTTGGACACTCACAAGTTGGAATTCCTCTAGCGTCTATCATCGACTTCCTCTGGAAGCAACTTTTTTAAATCTTTGTATGCAGAAGAAATCTTTTTCATAGAGTGATAGTGTGGGTATGCATCTCCAACAACACCATACTCATCAAAGTACATTATCTCTGGTTCAATATCTCTTATAAAATTTTCTAATTGTTTTTGAACATCTTCTATGTATTCAAATGCCCAGTCACGAGAATCAGAAAGAAACTTAATAAAATTTTCTTTGTGTATGTCTTGCTCTTCTTTGGTTACTGGTGACTGCAGGTTTGTTTCAAAGGCTTCACGCATCGTGGCATTTAATACAACCATTTGTGCAAAAGCCTTGCTAACTACCTCTAATCTTTTAAGAACGGAATAGTATGCAACAGCAAAAGACATAGCAAATAGGCTTGTAACTATAAGTGCAATTCTCATACTATTCCTTTTCTCTCAATACTATTGTATCACTACTGGCATTATACATTTTTTTAAAGTCTATTCCTGTTATTTTTTGGTATTCATCTATGCTTCTTTCTGATCCTACTCCATAAATACCGCTTTCAATACCACAGAAAATACGCTTTTGTTTTTCTTTAGATAGTACTTCTAACTCTTTCCAGGAAATCTCTCTTAAATTTCTATCTTTCCATATTTTGCTGTATCCCTCACGGGTATAAAAATGATAAACAATCTTAACACATGGAGAGTATATATCCCATCCCCTAGTCCAGGCTCTTATTGCAAAGCACAACTCTTCACCAAAAAAACTAATCTCTGGATCATAAGGAATATCTTTTATTATATCTCCAGTAGTAAAAATAAATCCTGCAAGAATTGTGGTTGATTCTTCTGGCATGTTCTTATTAGATAACTCAACTCTTTCTGCAGTCCACTCGCCACGCTTTGTCAGCATAGGCTTTTGTTTTGTAGGATATGGTAACTGTTGCTTTGATTTTTTTATTATGCTTATCTCTTTATTTGGTTCAACATAAAATGGTGGAGGAAAATGTGACAAAATAATTTTACTATTGTTCGATATCTGTTGTGCTTTTTTATATTGTTCAATACACAACAAGTCCCAACCCTTTTCAAATATTGTATGTGAATCAATCTGTAAGAAATAATCTTGTCCAGAATACATTGGCATAATCTGTGCCCTAGCGTATCCAGCACCTCTTGCCATCTTAGGATGTATCTTTTCTAAAGTTAGATTAGGAACCCAGGATAAATCTGGTTCGTACTTATCAAACTCTTGAAGAAAAACACCAAAGAATAGTTCATGCGGATTGGCAGCATTGTCTAAAGCAGAATGAATTGTTCTTTCTAATTCTGGATCTCTGTAACTTGCAATAGATATAAAAATACTCATTGCTTAGCAATCATTTTATTACACCTGCTACAAACATTGTATGTTTTTCCAGTAAATGGGCAGGATCCCGCAGGAATCATGTTGTGTTCTTTTATTTTACAAATAAATCCTTTAATCATTTTACTACCTCCCTGGTAACTAAAACAATGGCACCTTCCATTTCAAGAGCATTTTTAAGTTTTACTACATACTGTAATGCTTGAATCTTTTCATCATGAACCAGTCCAGCAAAATGCTTTTCATCTAACTTAATAGTTAAAAAGTGTTCGTTATCAATTATGTTTACACCAAATCCCTTTGGCGGTATAACTGAATGAAAAGCCCTACGCATTGCATCTGTATACACTATTCTTCTTTTCTCCAGTGTAAAAATGACTTAACATAAACAATTCCATATGCAACAGCAGCAACTATAAAACCATATTGTTTGGTTGTTACAGCATAAACAATCCATAAGACTTCATTTACGCAAAGAATTAGCCATCCCCAAATAGTCTTACGACCAACTAGAAATATACCCGTTACACCTATTGCTGCCAATATCCACGACCACATATTATTGTTCCATTGTTAATGATTGCCAAGTCAAAGACCATTCTTGCTTTGATCTATGATTATTAAATTCTCTTGAGATTTCTCCACCTTCTAGATAGATACCGCCCCAAACTCCCCATTCTTTTCCAGATACCCCTACTGCAAAACATCTCTTTGCTACTGGGCAAGTCCTACATATAGAGTCAACAAAGGCTCTACTATCAGGCTTTTCTTCGTAGTCATCAAAGAACATGTTTGTATCAGAACCTAAGCATTCTGCATCATCTTTCCATAGATGTTGTTTCATGCTTAACCTCTATATCTGTTTGGAATATCCCATCCGTTACGAGTGACCTTATAAACTCTTTG